GGGGCAAATATGATTCAGCCGGGCGAGACATTCGCAAGGCAGCTACGATACCCAGCGCAGAAAAACCGTTCGTAAACGGCGACGTGACGCTGTTGCGATCAGACGCGACACGCGAACTCACCGACTCGCAGTTAGCTAATCTTATACTTGCGAAAGCTCGGCAAATAAAACGGTATCATGAGACCAAAACCAAGCACGGCCACCGTTTGCAAAAAGGCAATGAGATATTTATTAGACGCAATCTTGCCGCGTCCTATGGTAGCGACATTGCTAATAAGTGGTCGCGATTGTCGGATGATCAGAAATATAATTTACTGCGCACTACAAATATTGGTTCATTGTCCCAGTGGTATAGCGTTTACGATGAGTATGAGCACCAATTTGTTTCATGGAAAGATAAATTTGAGAAAGAGGGAGAAAGCCAGTATGAGGGTAATCGGCAGTACCTTTTAAGCATACTCGGCAACGAACTATCTAAAACAGGGAGTAAACCCATATCAGACAAGGGGCAGCATCATCGTGGTCAGCGGCAGAACGATCACGTTAACCAAGGACTGACCAAAGGACAGCGGAAACGCAATAGAAATCGTAGGCTTCGGCGTCGGCATTAGCGTTAGGCAATAATCGTGATAGTGGTGATAGACAAAAATAGTATGCTGATAGACGGGGAAACGTTCCCGCCTAATATTCAGCATGCAATTCTCTGCGGATTGAAAGAGCAAACGACAATATGGGTAGACGGAGAAGAAGACGGGGATCGCATAGTCTCATGGCTACTAGCCAACGGGTATACATGGTGCGAGGGCACGACTATGACGTTCGACACTTGTATCGCCACTAATCGTCGTCTATTTTCGATATCAATTAAACCCATGCCGGGCGTTACGGTCAGCGTGTACAATATCCGTAACATGATCCCACAAATGAGCCGGCATGAAATTGTAGAAACGTTCCGTGCGAAAACACATGCCGAATCTATATATAATGCCGTGAAATTCCTAGACACCTATAACATATCAGGCCCCACCGCGTCCACTGCCGCAATGCGCGACTATCGGTCCGAATCCAGCTACTACAAGTATTTCCCCGATAGTAAGTTGTGGCATGGTGAACTTGCAGACGTTTATCGCGGTGGCATTGTTAGCGCTAAGCCGGGTGAATACCGTGACGTGACGTCATACGACTGTAACAGCATGTACCCTACCATGCTTGTCAATAAGCCAATGCCTATAGGGATACCCGAACATTATGACGGCCAATACATGCAGGACGATAACATGCCGTACCATGTCGACTATCTTACTGTGCATGTAAGCCCAAAACGGGGCATGCCGGACATTACGCACCTATATCAGGCTGAGGATGGGTATATTTCGACATGGCTTACCGACGCCGACATACGCGCCTTAAATATTTACGGCAAGGTCGACGTTTTGGAATCCCGAGAAGGGTACAAGTTCAAAACCGCTAGGGGCCTTTTCCGATCCTATGTTGAGAAATGGTATAGCATGAAACAACACAACACTGGAGCTATCCGCGCACTGGCGAAACTCATGGAAAACTCTCTAGTCGGACGGTTCGGCGTCAGGTCATACGATTCACAGCTAGCACCCTACCTTGATGAAGACGGCGACCTAGCATATAGCGTTATCCATAAAGATGAGTCGACAAAAAACTATGCCCCGGTAGCATGGTGGGTAACGTCCTTGGCACGCGAATACCTTATGACTATTATTGAAAAAAATATCGATAATCTTATCTATACGGATACGGATAGTATCGTCGTGAAAGGGCATGACGTGCAAGGCGTTAAACTAGGAGAGAATTTAGGAGAATGGAAGAAAGAGCATTATAAAAAACTGCGAATAATCGCAAGACGTCGTTACGCTTATGTTTCGGATGATGGAGCGTCGCATAACATTATAGCCGGTATGCCTATGAACGCTACGATAGCATATAATGATTTCAAGCGCGGCAGCATGCACCATAGTAGCGATAATGTGAGTTTCATGCTATGATTACTAGTGAGCGGCACTAGGCTCACTAGTCGTCGTGGGCGCTGGACACATCGTATTAGGTTACGCCCGCCCACGGCTACGCGATGGCGAAATTAGCGACGCTCGGTACAACCGCTCACGATTAGCGGCACTCTCTCGAAAGAGAGGGGCCGCACTTACTTTAAGAAAGGTTACTCATGGCCGAAGAAACTGACGTCACTGAGAACGAAACCCCACCGCAGGACGTGTCACAGAGCGAGACTGAAGGCGGGACGGCAGAGGACACTATTAAAGAGCAGACCGCCGATGACGCACCCCGTGAGGATGATCCCGACACTGCTGACGATGCCGACAAGCGACTGACAGCTATCGAACAGCACTTGCAGGAAGTCGACGGATTACTTGACATTATTCGCAAGGCGGTCGCTGAAAATACGACGCTCGGTCAGGAAAATGTTAACGAAGCTGTCGAGGAACCCGACAACGACATTGCTGATCCTATTGAAGATTTGTTTAGCGACTGAAAGGAAAACGACTAAACTATGGTAAACACTAACAACGAAGTGCGCCCCCTCGCACAAACCCCTAACACGGTGCTTGTGGACGCTATTCGAGACGAAATGTCACCAGCATTCCAAGCGGTTATCCCCTCAGCCACGCAAGCGGGATTGCGTCGCACGTTCGAGCAGCTCGGCAAGTATCCCGGATATCGCAATAGTTTCTACTCCGCTTTGATGAACCGTATCGGCGCAACCTACGTTCGTAAATGGAATTGGACTAACCCGCTCGCGGAATTCATGCGCGACAAAATGACCTACGGCGACACCTATCAGGAAATCGCCACCGGCCTTATCAAGGCACATGTGTATGATCCACAACAGGAATATTTAGCACAGGATGCTTTCGGCACTTTTAAGGTTCCCGTCGATTCCGTATACCACACTATCAATTTTGAGCATTGGTATCCCGCGACCGTTAACGAGGCTCAGCTTGGACTAGCGTTTGTTTCCGACTCGCAGTCGCAGGGACTCGGGGCGCTCATTAGCAATATTATGAGTACCGCTGCCACGTCGCTTGAACGTGACCTATATCTTGCCATGTGCCAGTCTTTTACCGAGTACGCTAAGGCGGGCGGATACTGGCGTATTCATACGAACGATTTGGTTGCCGCTCCCACTATGGACAATGCGCAGAACCTGCTTGTGGAAATCGGCACTATTGCCGATGAAATGAGCATCATGCCGCAGACTCGATATAATGCGCGTCATTGGCCGACTGTCTCGAACCGTAACAACATGATTATGTTCACGACTCCGAGACTGAAAAACATTCTTGGAGTCAAGGGCCTTGCAAACACGTTCCACATCTCTGAAGCGGACGTCGACACTCGAGTGTTCCCGATTGCTGAAGAAAACTTCGGCATTAAGGGACTACAGGGAATCGTCACCACGCCCGAATTCTTCTTTACGTACAATAATCTGCGCGAGGTCACTAACCAGCGGAACGCGGTATCCTTGGGAACCAACTACTACCTGCATGATTGGAGCACGATCAGCGTGTCACCATTCGAGAATGCTGCACTCTTGTGGACTGGGGAAGGCTCGAAGATTAACGTCATTGATCCCGATAGCGTTACCGCTTCCACTCCCGAGTTCGAGGTGCATATTGGTAACTATGATGGGCAGAGTGACACGCCGACTAATGTGACTCGCGGCGAATTCGTTCAGCTTGTCGCCACGCTCACCGGTACCGGCGACCAGTCCGCTTATGATACTATCGGCGTCAAGTATGCTATTGGTGATACCGATAAGCCCGTGTCTGAGTTTACCCGAATCACTGACACCGGCATGCTTATCGTCGGTATCGATGAGCCGAACGCGACGATCCCCGTCACAGCGCAGTCGACTTACGTTAACCCGGCTACTCCCGAAATCGACCAAACTATCAGCGCGTCGCTTGACGTGCCAGTAGTCGGTGACGGCGTTATCGGTTTCAGCCCGAGCCTCATCGTGTCTATTGACCTTGGTGCGAAAACCATGAAAGTTTCGGACGGTTCTAAGCCCCTGCAAATCATTGGCACGATGACAGACGGGCGTACCGTTAACGTCACGTCTATTGCTTCAGTGGCACAGTTCGACACGGCGACCGCAAAACTGGACGCGAACGGCATTATTACGCCGAAGGCCGCTGGAACGCAGAACATTCAAGCTCGAGTGCTTGGCATTACTAAGACACTTGCGCTCACTGTTACCGCGTGATATTATGACAGGTGGCCGACCAAATTGGCGGCCACATGTTGTGTAAGTGTGTCGCAAAGCCCCGATACTGCATTGAGCAGGTCGGGGCTTTGCGGTACCATAGTACCATGACAAGCATCGACAGTAATGCGCTTCCTGAGCACAGGCCAATGGACTTAGATAATTATGCGAACGCCTATGATTATTCAAGTTGGCAACCGGGCGCTCGACTAACCTTATGTAACGTGCCGTGGGATTCTTCATACCGTGATATTGTCAGGTTCGCGGACGCTGGCAAGCGTGACGATTATTTCGATAGTCTTGCCGCAAACGATTCAGCCACAACCACGCTCACCCGGCAAACCATGGTACGTTTTGGGGAGCCAGTCAAGCTCGCTATGACATTCGATCAAGCATGCCGATACAATTATGTGACCATGAGTTACGGGCGTGACGGCAATAATCGCACTTGGTACTATTTCATTACCGACGTTAAATGGGCGGCGGGCGGTGTCACCATGCTTTACCTGCAATTAGACGTGTGGACTAGTTTCCAGTTCGATGTTAAATTTGGTCGCAGTTTTATCGAGCGTGGTCATGTTGGGATCGCCAACAACGTTAACGACTATCAGGATATGAGCGGCAATCTCGCTATTAACGAGGGCCTTGACGTTGGCAACATGTACCGGAGCGATATCCAATACGTGCAAAAAATCATGTCAGCAACCGATAACAATTATAGCGTGGTTATTGTAAGCACTGTGAACCTGCAAAGTCCTTGGAGTAAGCCCGACAATAATCAAAACCTAACCACCGCCTATGGCAGTAGTTTTGAAAACATGCCAAGCGGGGCGGGTGTGTACGTATGCCCTGACGTTAATGCTTTTAAGTGTTTCATGCAAAATATTTCACAAGCACCACTAAACTCACAGGGGATAGTGTCTATCACCATGGTGCCACACCTCGCTAAGGGAAGTTCTTGGAGTCCTATTACTCATGACGGCTTAGCAGATGGAACAATATATTACGTCGGCGGGGGGGCAGCAAACCCCGATAAAATGTACGCCGAAACAGGGCAAATAGTGTTGCGCGTGAAAGACTGGATTAACGCGATACTCAATCAGTACCCCGAACGTTTGCGTATCCTCAAAAAGCTCGCCACATTCCCTTACGCCTATTTCGAGCTTACCGCATATAATGGTCAGGGGCTTGTTATCAAGCCGGAGAAAATACAAGGCGACGATCTCGTGATCCGCGACCGTCACTATTTAGCGCAACCCTCGCCACGTATCGCGCTCTACCCTGATGGATATTCGTATACTGGCAACACAGGCGGCGACTCGTACGGCTCGGCAGGTGATTTCCTTGATTCGGCTATCGTAATCGACAATCTGCCTACCACTAATGTCGTCAACAATTCAACTATCGCGTTCATGACCTCGAACCGTAATTCGCTTCGCTGGCAGTACGATAGTACTGATTGGGCAAATCAGAAAGCACAATTGGGAATGCAGCAGGCTAGCGCGAACGCTGCCATGCAAAACCGGTTCGCCGGACAGTCCACCGACCTCGCTAACGCTCAAGGCAATCAAGCTAACGACCTACGCAATAAGCAAGCACTAGTTAACGGCGGAATGGGAGTCGCAGGCAATCTTATCGGCGGGAACTTCGGGGGAGCCGCCGCCACAGCATTGCAAACCGGCGTCGGCGTAGCGTTCAATAATCTCGGCAACGAACAGCAATTGCAGTTCCGCAACCAAAACACGGCGTTAGGCCAGCAGCAGCGTACAAGCGCGGTCGACATGAATAACATGTATGCGGCGCAAGCCGCGAAAGGTGACTATCAGAACGCCATACAGGGCATTAATGCCAAAGTGCAGGATGCTAAAACATTGGAGCCTAGCGCTTCCGGCGCGGTCGGCGGCGACAATATGATGTTCGCGTCACTCGGTATCGCATGCGTTGTCAAGATCAAGCGACTATCTCGTGAGGCGTCTATTAATATCGCTAATTTTTGGTTCCGGTACGGCTATGAAGTAGACAGGTGGCTTACACCGCCCCCATCCTTGCAGGTGATGACTAGGGCGACGTTTTGGAAAATGACGCAATGCTATCTCAGTTCCGCAACATGCCCCGAGCCGTACCGCATGACGATACGCGGTATATTTGAAAAAGGCGTCACCGTTTACAATGATCCCAACGACATTGGTGAACTAGATTTCACTAACGGGCCGAACAATCCGATTATGTCCGACTACTATTAAAGAGGAATAATGTCAAGACGACAAACCAAGGCCGAAAATAACCTACTCAACTATGGTGGGGTAATACCACAAAACACTTTAAAAACGAACCCTACCGAAATACGCCAATATGTTATCGTGTCAAGCTACTTCAAGCTGCTCGAGCAGCTTGCGGTGGCACGTTTCGCGTGGCAGGGACTCCCGGACGAAATAGATGAACGTTTCCTCGAACTCTCACTATTTGAGGCGGGCGGGTCGCCCCTTATCTTTTACTATGACAAGATTCGTATGAAATTCGTAGTGACTCGTGCTGCTGTCAATGGTCAGCCGGACATGTACGGTAATCCATTGTCATTCAAGCCGATTGCCGTGAACTATAATTATCCTACTGTGAGCGCCCGCGAATGCGTGCCGATTTACGATAATCAGCTACGCATGCCCATGACTGACGTCTTATATACGTATGCGACACGACTGGCTCGAGTCGACCGCAGTATTGATATTAATTTAGATAACGCCGTATTCCCTATGATAATCGTCACCACTGAAGCGCAAAAACTGTCAGTAATGAACATTCTTAAACAGGCCGAAAACGGGCAACCGAAAGTCATAGCCTACGATAATCTCGATCCGAGCACGTTTAGCGGCATTCCCGCTAACACGCCATATGTGACAGACAAGCTACTGCAAGCCAAGGCGCAAATTTGGAATGAGGCCGTTAACTTCCTTGGGATCAACAACTCGCAGAATGAGAAAAAGGAACGCATGATAACGGACGAAATGGAGGCGGGAGCGGAGCGTACCGACGTATTCCGCCTGAGTTTCCTCAAAGCCCGCCAACAAGCATGCGATCAGATCAATCGAATGTACGGTCATATGGGTATACTTGTAGGTATCGACTGGGCTAATAATACTACGCCGGCGACTATCGGCGGAGACAGTGAAGGGAGTGGAACCGGTGACTGACTACAGTGATATAGCGCTCCCCTATGACTCCAATGATTTCACGTTAAAACTCGGTTCGCTTATCGGATTCGGTTATAATACTGACACGCTACTGCATCTCGATACGTACCCGATTAACCCGGGGTTCGATCGGAGTTTGCTCAATCATAAAATTTGCGAACACTACGCACTGAGGGAAATCGGCTACGAAACGGCTGAACAATTCGTTTTCGCGCTCGGTCGGAAAATGAACGAGTTAATGCCCTACTACAATCAGTTATACAAGAGTGCAGCAGTCGACTATGACATGCTATCTAACTACGATCTAGCATCAAGCTCAAGCAACACGGGAACTTCGGAGTCGAGTGCGAAAGCTCAGTCGAATGGTACACAGTCCGCCACTGTTGACGCCAACAGTTCAAGCAAGCAGCGATCTCGGCAAGTTGACTCGCAGACGCCCGATGCAGTGTTGTCTAATACTGGCAACTATGCTAGTAGTGTCAGTGACGTCGATTCCACTACTGACAGCACGTCGCATTCTCAGACGGATTCTTCGTCGGCAGACATGCAGTCACAGGATTTCACACACTCGGCTCAGACTGGCGCGGGCAACAGTACCACCAAGGGGCGCAGTGGTGTCAGTGGCGCGGCCATGATAAGCGAGTATCGTGCCGCGATCCTCAATATTGATATGATGATTATTAATGATTTAGGGGAATTGTTTATGAGTGTCGCTGATTCCGGCGACAGCATGTCCCCCTATGGAAGGAGTTGGCCGGTATTATGGTAAGCGATAACATGGGGTATATTGGCCCCACGTCGGGGATAACAGGACGCCCGTTATTCCCCTCAGTGAGTACGACACAGCCGTACACGTTCCGCAATGGCTTGAGCATGTTGCAATTGATCGAGCAACTGTCACAGGCCGGCCGGGAATTGCAGGACGAGTGGGCTGACTATCAGCTTTCTGCCAAAGAGTGGGCCGATGGGCTAGACGATGCTTGGGAACAATTCCAAAACCAGTATGCGAATAACTTCCAAGAGTTGCGTGACGAATTAGTGCAGCTTATCCAGCAAGCGGCTAGTGACGGCAATATTCTCGTATGGTCACCGGCCTATGGTAGATACGTGCCATTGCAGAACGCTTTAGATGATATTTATGATGCCGACCGGTATCATGGATTATTCCCCAAAGATTTCGATGACCTTGAACTATCGCCCGCTGTTTTTGACAGTATTGGCGTGTCCCCGCGAAAATTCGATTTGGATTCCACAGGGAAGACTAATAGTGTTCAGGGTATGGTTTCAGCCGAAGACATTACATGGCTACATCCTGAACAACAGGAAATGACACCAAGTCAGCAGGAGCTAGCTAAAGTGTTTTTAGTGCGGAATCCTGACGCGACAACGTTCAGTAACGGAAACTAGGGGATTATGACATCTTCAGCGAAAACAACTAATTTGAAACTATCCAAATTCGCCCCCGGTGATAAACCGTCATGGCTTACCGACTACAATGCGGACATGCAGGCCATTGATAATGCGTTCACGACAACCGCGCCGATAATACCGGCCGACGATCAGCTTGGACTAACGGCAGCGCAATATGACAGGCTATGGGTCGACGCTTCCGGCGTTGTCCGAGTCAAGCCAGTGCAGTAAGGTAGATATTATGGCATCGCAGAATCACACTACTCACTACGGACTCACCCAATATAGTGACAACGGAACCGACTCTATATCTTTCATGAGCGACTACAATAGCGACATGTTCACTATCGACGCTAAACTGTATGCGCTCGAAACAGCAATACAAAACCTTACAAACATGGTAGAAGGAAAATAATCATGCCTAGCGCAAACAAGACACCGAACTACAATCTTACCCAGTATGCGAATAATGGTACCGATAAAGTTTCATTCATGGGTGACTATAATGAGGACATGTCGAAAATCGACACGGCTATTAAATCCGCTGACACGAAAGGCGCGAATGCGGTGGCTGTATCAAATTCCGCGCAAGCGTCATTAAACGCGCTCGGAGCCGGGACAACTTCGGACGCAACAAGCCTCAAAAACACGATTAACGGCAAAGCACCTCAGTCAAGCACCTATACTAAAACGGAAGTTGATAGCGCTATCAGCACGGCAGTCACGCCGAAAGCCGATAAAACCAGCGTATACACTACTACGCAGATTGACACGAAACTATCCGGTGTCTATACGGAAACGCAAACCGATAGCGCTATCAGCGCTGCTACGGGGCCGAAAGCCAATAGTGCGGACGTATATAAGAAAACAGAGGCTGACGCCCGATTCGCCCTGCTGCCCAAAGCAATCGAAAAGACTATTATTATCGGGGACTCAATATCTTACGGCACTGGCGCAAGCAGTCTCGACAAATCGTGGGCCAACAATTATGCGGCGTATCGGGCGCACGGCGATAACACATCACTAGCCTGGAATTTCGCCCAAAACAATGCTGGATACATTAACGGCGGCAGCGGCGTAGTGTTTAACGATCAGCTTACCGCAGCTATCAACAACACTTCTTTCAATAACAACGATATTACGCATGTCCTTATCGTCGGCGGCGCGAACGATAAGGTACCTATTAGCGGGAATAACGTGCGAGACGCTGCGGTGGCGTTGTTCCGCAGAGCGCAAACCATATTCCCGAACGCTAAGATCATTGCAGTGCCATGCCTGCTCGGCATCCAAGGACGCTACCGGTATCACCCGAATATCAATGCTGTCATTGATCAGATTGAAATGGCTATCGGCATGTGCCGTGGCGTGCAGGAAATACCCTACGCATGGGAGTGGCTTAACGGTAATGCCGGCTGGAGCGCCGACTATGCGATCCATCCGAACGACAATGGTAATACGGAAATACTTAAGCATATTGCGGAAGGTGTCGACGGTGGCGTGAGCCGCTGCAATTGGATAGGATCATGGGCCGGGTCGAACGGTCACACGACTATCAAATCAGGACAAGTTTGTTGCGTCGACGGCATGGTTACCGCATACGCTAACTTCGGCTACGTGAACAATGTGCCAGCATACGAGGATTTCGCGCAATGCAATATCGGTGCGGCCGCTAACATCAACTTCTTCGTACCCAATAGCAAAAACGCGACATTCTATGTCCATGAAGACGGGAACCTGCATCTAGCGAAAATCGGTTCGACCACGACGCTTAGCACAACCGACGACGTGTGGGTTCAATGGTCTAAGCCGGTCGGCATGTAGTTGACGACTAGCGTACGGCCCTGACTTCGGTCAGGGCTTTATGCTATGCTAGCATCATGTCAGTTCAGAGCATGTATGCCATGTATGTGATTGGACAAGTTGAGTCTAATCATAATTGGAGCGCTGTTAATCGCGGCGACCCCATTACGCTCGGCATGATGCAATGGTATGGGACACGAGCATACAACCTACTTAACCTCGGTCGCACTAGTGATCCTACGGGGTGGGCAGCATTCAAAGCCGCCACGCCAGCATTGGCGGCGGCAGTGGAAAACAATTCGTACGCTTGGAACGGTTACTATGTTACCGACGTCGACGCGAACGCTTGGGTCGAATGGTCGAAACGTGACGAAAACCACCAATTCCAGCAAGCGACATGGGACAGTGACTATAATAACTACAGTAATGTATGCAACAATAACGGAATACCGGAAAGCAATATAAAGCAACGTATTTACTTCATGAGCATGTACCACCAAGGCCCGTTATATGCTTTCCAAGTATTGCAAACATGTGGCGCTATGGCGACACTTGACAACATGCATCAGACATGTCTTAATAATGGCGTGCTCGGACAATATAGTAATCGTTATAATACCGTTTATAATCTGCTCAAGAATTGGGATGGAACGAGCGCACCGCCTGATTTCGGGCAGATCGGCACAGGCGGATCGGGCGGCAACACGCCACCACCTGCTGACAATCAGCCAAAACCTGACAAACCGATATTAGTTCAGCAATTTGGTGACATGTTACGGGTGCGTATCGGTAGTGACGTGTATACGGCTTACAAGTCAGCCGCACAAACCTGGCAAGCGGGGACCATTAAAGGCACGTCGAATGGGAGCGGGAGCACGGGCGGCGGAACGCCCGTCCCCGCACCGACTCCCGACAACAATAATGTCACTAAAGTATTGGACTGGATCGCGGCCCGTGTCGGCAAGTTCGCCTACTCGCAAGGCGGTGGTCGGCTGAACCCCGACCAAACCGGCTACACTGATTGCAGCGGCCTATTATGGGCCGCACTCCACTTTGCTATAGGACAGGACATTGGAACATGGACAGGCACGCAAAAAAACGATGGCACGCATGTTTGCGACTCTAATTCAGACAGCACGGCAAGCGGGATCGCTAAAGCCAAAGCGGGCGATATTCTTCTTATCATGTGGAGCGGCTATAACGCGACTTACGATCATGTGGAAATGTTCGGTAACGTGAACGGGTACGTGTACTCGCATGGCGGTCCCGGTAATGGGCCGAACGTTTTCACGGCAGCGTCACAAATGGATAATTGCTATTTTTGGGAAATAAGGCGGGTGATTAAATCATGAGCAGCATGCAATACAAGTATCTTGATGAGGATGATTATTACTCGCTGCATGACATACTGTCACGCAACGCCATGTGGAATTTTATTTTAGGCGCTCGAGGTTTAGGCAAAACATATGCGGCAGCAGACTATGTGCTTAAAAAATGGCTAGCCAAACGGTGGGAGTTTATTTATCTGCGTAGAACAGATGAAGAAGTCAAGAAGGCGAAAATATCGTTTTGGAATGACATGTCTGAAAAATATCCCGACTATGTTTTCCGCAACGAAGGCATGCTACTGCAAATATGTACTGACCCGTTCGAGCCGACGCAAGAAACAGACAATTCAGACGGTACGCGCGTCCGCACGCTGAAATCGAAACTAAAATGGCAGACATGTGGTTATATTATAGGACTGTCGACCTCGGGATCATTGAAATCAATGCCGTTCCCGAACGTTCACACGATAATCTATGATGAAATATTCCCAACCGCCCACGGCAATGTCGGACAGTATCTCAGTTCGGAAGTAGAGTTGTTTCAAGAATTCTATTCGACCGTCGACCGTTGGCAGGACAGGGTGCGACTACTCGCATTGTCGAACGCGACAAACGTGGCTAACGTCTATTTCAGCGCATACAACGTCAAAGCTGAAGAACAGCATAAAGCCATACAAACATACGCCAAAGGGTATATAGCAGTCGAAATAGCAGACTACAAGGGATTCAGCTCCAAAGTCAAAAACACAAGATTCGGGCAGTTGATACGCGACACCGAATACGGGCAGTATGCTATAGATAACGAATTCCGAAACGCTCACAGTGAGCTTATTGGCGAAGTTGACAGGAAACGAGACACGTATAATTTCACTATAATCACCGAAATGGGCACTATGCGAATTTGGTCACATCCCGATGCAGATTTCAACACTTGCGCAATCGCAAGCGATAGAAAGCCAGCGCATGAACGTTGTCGTACCACAGTGCCTAGCAAAGTGTCCCCCGACTGTCCACTATTGTCAATCCGGGACGCATTGTCGAAGCGGCTTATTACCGCTTACCGTGGTGGTACAATGAGATTTGAAAGCGCTGAGCAGCAAGCGATCTTCATGAATTTGTTCGGCTCTAAACTATAGGATCGGACAGGAAGGAAAAATTAATGACGTCAGGAATCGTTATAAATGGGTTTGGTCTCATGACTGCACTTATCGTTGTGGACTATGTTACCGGACTAGCGAAAGCAGTGAAAAACAAGAACGTGTCTTCGAGCATCATGCGCGAAGGATTGTTGCGAAAATTTGTCTACTATCTCGTCTCAATTACGGCCCTTATTATCGACATCGAGTCCGGGAAGATTGATCTAGGATTCTCGTTGCCTCTCTTCATTCCCACGATCATCGCAATTTCTCTCATCGAGGTTTCGAGCATCATGGAAAACGCGGGAGAAATCGACCCCGAGCTGAAAACCTCAGGAATCTTCAATCTATTCGACCACCATGGAAAGGACAATAATAATGGGCCTACGAACACCACGGCAAGCGCTTGATTACGCTGTAAACAACCTGAAAACAGGTTATAATGACTGGTGTCTGCTATTCGTGCAAACCGCCTATAACGCTCAAGCAACTCAGCCGTCCGCGCAGGATGCTTGGAATAATGCGGGTGAGAAACATGCAGGATACCCGA